CGCTTAACATCGATGCTGGTCAATGAATATGACCCGATGGACGAGCGTCAGCGCATCGCTATCGAGCCAATCTACGACCCATCACGCTCTGTCTGGTTTGACCCTGACGCTAAAAAGTACGACAAGTCAGACGCGCTGTGGGCGTTCTGTATGTACTCGCTATCACCGGAGAAGTACGAAGCCGAGTACGGAAAGACGCCTCCTGCCTCGCTCGATGTAACCACGATAACCAGCTGGGAGTATGACTGGTTCGAGCCTGAAGTTGTTTACATCGCGAAATACTACGAAGTGCGCAAGGAATCAGTAGACGTTATCAGCTATCGCCAGCCGCTAACTGGTGAGATTGCCACATACGATAGTGACCAGATTGAAGATATCGAAGATGAACTGGCAATTGCTGGATTCCAGGAGGTTGCGCGCCGGTCTGTTAAACGTCGACGTGTTTATGTCTCAGTGGTTGACGGACAGAACTTCCTTGAGAAGCCACGCCGCATTCCTGGTGAGCATATCCCGCTCATCCCTGTGTATGGCAAGCGCTGGTTCATCGACGATATCGAGCGTGTAGAGGGACACATTGCAAAAGCGATGGACCCACAGCGCCTCTACAACCTCCAGGTTTCTATGCTCGCCGACTCAGCAGCGCAGGACCCGGGTCAGGTTCCTATCTTTGACCCTGAGCAGGTAAGGGGGCTTGAGAAGCATTGGGAGAGTAGAGGGAAGAAGCGACCTGCATTCTTAGTCGCTAGGGCTCCAAGAGACAAGGCTGGAAATCCAACTGGACCAGCAGCGCCGGGTTCATTTACACCGGCCCCGCAATTAAGTCCGGCGATTGCAACAATGCTTCAGTTAACCAGCTCAGACATTCAGGAAGTAACAGGTGGCAGCCAGGCAATGCAGCAGATGCCTAGCAACATCGCGCAGGAAACGGTTAACAACCTGATGAACCGCTCCGACATGGCCTCGTTCATCTACCTGGACAATATGGCCAAGAGCTTGAAGCGTGCAGGCGAGATCTGGCTGTCGATGGCGCGTGAGGTCTACGGCTCCGAGCGTGAGGTTCGTGTTGTAAACGAGGATGGCACTGACGATATCGCGCTGATGAATGCGCAGGTTGTTGACCGTCAGACAGGGCGAGTTGTTGCACTGAATGACCTTTCTACAGGTCGCTACGATGTCACTGTCGATGTTGGCCCAAGCTACACGGCACGACGTGATGCGACGGTGTCAGTTCTGACTAACGTCCTAAGCACGATGCTACCAAACGACCCGATGCGTCCTGCTATTCAGGGAATCATCCTGGATAACATCGACGGCGAAGGTCTGGATGACTTCAAAGAGTACAACCGCAACCAGCTTCTCACTTCTGGAATTGTTAAGCCACGCAACGAGAAAGAGCAGCAGATTGTCATGCAGGCGCAGCAGGCAGCAGCTAACCAGCCTAACCCTGAAATGGTACTGGCTCAGGCGCAAATGGTTGCAGCGCAAGCTGAAGAGAAGAAAGCCGACAACGAGACTCGCAATACGCTTATCAAAGCGTTCACCGCTCAGCAAGATGCTCAGGAAAGCCAGGCCAACGTTGTTTATAAGCTTTCTCAGGCAGAACACATCAATAAACAGGGCGTCATGGATGCTATCAAGCTCCTGAATGAAGTCCTTCAATCGCAACAATCACAAATCCCTACATCACCACAGTCACCGGCAGACTCAATGCCGAGCTAAGCAGGAGTAATCAATGGAAAGCGAACTGATCATCGACGGTCAGGTTATTGACCTGTCTACAGATAACCAAAATGAAAATGATGGTGACACTGAAGACAATAAAACACCTACAGATATCGACCCAAAAGAACCTGTTGAACCTGAAGTCGTCAACAAGACTGACACTGGAGGTAATAAATCAGGCGACAAAGGCGGTAGCGATGATGATTCAGGTGATTCTGATGCAGATGGATATTCACTTCGTATCGGTGATGAAGAAATCCCACTGACGGAAGAGGACGACGATCACGTTGATGGTCATCCCGCGCCCCAGTGGGTGAAAGATTTACGCAAGAACAACCGCGAGAAAGATAAAGAGTTACGGGAACTGCGCCGCCAGCTTGAGCAGGTTCAATCCAGGCCAGCAGAGCAGCAACCACAGCAGCAAACAGACGTTATCCCGCCTAAGCCGACATTTGAGTCATGCGACTACGATGAGGTGGCGTTTGAACAGGCAGTGACTGATTGGCATGAGAACAAGAGCCGTGTCGAGCAGCAGAAACAGCAGAAAGAACGTCAGCAGCATGAATATCAACAGCGTTTCCAGCAACGAGTAGAGGCCCACAAGCAACGAGCAGCAAAGCTCCCGGTGAAAGATTACCAGGAGATGGAAAGCATCGTTCTTAGCGAGCTTAAGCCTATCCAGCAGGAAATTATTATTCATGCAGCAGACGAGGGTTCAGAGCTGATCGCTTATGCGCTTGGTAAGAACCAACAACTACGCCAGCGTGTAGCCGCTGAGACAGACCCAATTCGCGCAGCATTCCTCTTAGGCCAGATTAGCAAGCAAGTAAGCCTTGCACCGAAGCCAAAGAGAGCCATCAAACCAGAGCCGGAAGTTCGCGGTGGCGGCGCTGATGCGAAACAAGACGACTTCAACAAATTCTGCCCCGGCGCAATCATTGAATAGGAAAGTTTAAATGGCCACCACTAATAAACTAGACAGCAACGTCAGTCAAATCGTCCTCAAGAAATTCCTGCCGGGCTTCATGTCTGACCTGGTTCTCGCTAAAACCGTAGACCGCCAGTTACTGGCAGGTGAAATCAACTCCAGTACCGGCGACAGCGTAAGCTTCAAGCGCCCACATCAGTTCTCTTCACTCCGCTCTCCGACCGGTGACATCTCCGGCCAGACGAAGAACAACATCGTATCAGGCAAGGCTACTGGTCGTGTTGGTAACTACATCACCGTGGCCGTGGAATACACCCAACTGGAAGAGGCGATTAAGCTGAACCAACTGGATGAGATTCTGGCACCGGTGCGTCAGCGAATCGTGACTGACCTGGAGACTGAACTGGCGCAGTTCATGATGCGTAACGGTGCACTATCTCTCGGCAGCCCGAACACCCCGATCAACAAATGGTCTGACGTAGCGCAAACCGCTTCATTCCTGAAAGACCTTGGCGTTGAGAAGGGTGAAAACTACGCGGTTATGGACCCATGGTCAGCGCAACGCCTGGCGGATGCTCAGTCCGGCCTGCATGCTTCCGATCAGCTCGTCCGCACTGCCTGGGAAGATGCGCAAATCGCATCTAATTTCGGCGGCATCCGTGCTCTTATGTCCAACGGGCTGGCATCTCGAACTCAGGGCGCTTTCGGCGGAACACTGACCGTATCTACCACCCCAACCGTCACCTATGACGCAGTTAAAGATACCTATCAGTTCAGCCTGACTCTGGCTGGCGCGACTGCATCGGTCACTGGCTTCCTGAAAGCAGGCGATCAGATTAAGTTCACAAGCACCTACTGGCTTCAGCAGCAGTCCAAACAGGTTCTTTATAACGGTTCAACTCCGATTAGCTTTACTGCTACCGTTCTTGCCGATGCCAACTCCACGGCAGGCGGGGCTGTTACCGTAACCCTGTCTGGCGTTCCGATTTACGATGCGGCACCTCAGCAGCAGTACAACGCGGTAAACCGTGCAGTTACCTCTGGCGATGCTGTGACCGTGATTGGTACCGCAGGTCAGACCATGAAGCCGAATCTGTTCTATAACAAATTCTTCTGCGGCCTGGGCACCATCCCGCTACCGAAGCTGAACAGCATCGACTCCGCGGTAGCCACTTACGAAGGCTTCTCTATCCGCGTTCACAAGTACGCTGACGGCGACGCCAACGTGCAGAAAATGCGTTTCGACCTGCTGCCTGCCTACGTGTGCTACAACCCACACATGGGTGGTCAGTTCTTCGGTAATCCGTAATCACAAGGGGCTTCGGCCCCTTTTTTTTGGGAGATAAATATGGACCGCATGAGCGTATTCCTCACCGCCGATAACGAAGCTGGTCACGTTCAGGCTGTTATCGTAGAGAAAGACTTCCCGATTTACGAAAAGCTCGGCTTTGTCGCATCAGTTGAAGATCTGAAGCCAGCAACCAAACGCGGACGTAAGGCGGCAGATAATGGCGACGACTCTAACAAAGGGTGAGATTGTACTGTTTGCACTTCGCAAGCCAGCGATTGCATCAAATGCCACCCTGACCGATGTAGAGCCTCAGTCTGTAGAGGATGCCATCCAGGACCTCGAGAATATGATGTACGAGTGGCAGATTAATCCTGGTGAAATTGGGTACCAATTTTCGGTGGATGGTGAAGAGCCATTGCCTGACGATGACTCAGGGCTGCCACGCAAATACATGCAGGCAGTTGGTTACCAGTTAATGCTCCGAATCCTGTCAGATTACAATCTTGAGCCATCAGTAAGCGTGCTTACAAACGCTCAGCGCTCATATGACGCACTTCTAACAGATACCCTTGTTG